GCTACAACAAATGCAGCGTTACCTGCCATAGCAGGGTCAAAGCCAATTACAGTATGACCTTCCACCTGAGGTGGATGTCCAGCAGCACCAGCCTTTAGCGGTCCTCTTTTGCGCATCCCATTGGTCGCTCCTTGCACGAGTGCAGGCGGGAATATGGAGTCTTCTTGGATGTCTTCTTGCTGGTATACCAAAGCCCATGTCGAAGGTGTAACTTCGCTGCGTCTCTTAAAGAGTGCTTGGCCGTCCCATTTAGGGAAGAGTCCGTTTTCTTTGGGGACGTCCGTATCTCCATCCCACGCCACGTCAGACTCAGGCCAGAGTGTAACCCAATCTTCCGCCTTCTCCGCATAGTCAAGTACAGCAGGCATGCCCATATAAGTAAACGGAGTCCTACCACCAGACCAATGCTTAGGATTACGAAGTTCTTTATAAAGGTCATTTGCGGCAATCCGTGTCCCTACAACTAGTAACTTACCGTTCTTACCTAAACGGGTAATAACTTCTTTCTGTAGCCAATCCATCTGCTTGTCCCACTCGTGGGCATTAGCAGTAGTGATACAGTCATCAAGAATAATGAGGTCAGCACGGGCACCATAAATCTGGCCGCCCATACCTAACGCTTGAAGGGTTGGGTCCTTCTCACTAGAGTTACGCGCATCGCCCCCAAGGTAGACAGTATCGGTACGCCAAGTATCAGCGTCTTGTTTCCAACCGCCCTCAGGACCATAAGCGGTCTGTAGTTTGAGCCAGCGGGGATGTGACAGGCGTTGCTTGATAGCATATACGAACTCGCGTGCCTTGTTCAATGTCTTTGATACCACGATGATGCGGATGTTGGGATTGAGGGCAATGCGGTAAGTCGGATAGTTCACCGTGATAACGGTGGACTTAGCGTGCTCAGGTGGCACGTTCACCAGTAGGCGGTTGTTCTCGCCAGGTTCATAAATCATATGTGGATGCAGCCACGAAGGTTCGTTACCTTCTAGTAGGTCAACCCAGTCTTGGTGATGGGGGAAGACGGTCTGGTCAAAGAACATCTTACTAAACTCGGCGAAGGGGATAGACTCCTTCTCAAGGCCGAGTGCATCAAAGGTTTGCTTGCTGCCATCTTGCTTGGCTTCCTCAAGGGCACGGGCAAACTCAGGGTCACGGTTCATCCACTGGCGAACTGTGTCTGGTTTCTTGCCCGCAGCAACCATGGCCGCTTGGACAGATACCCCATCTTTTACCCTTGCAAGCACCTCAGCCTTAGCCTGGGCGACCCCTTTGGTGAGGTGGTGTTCCCCGCCCTTTTTGAATCCCTTATGCGCTGGCTGTGCCATGAGTGTCCCTACCGATAGAGTTGTCCTACACTACAGAAGTATATTTGTACAGTATACTGTAACAGAGTGAAGAACTCTAATAAAAGAGTTCTGAACTATTTTACTCTCTATATAGTATTAATCCGTTCAAACAGGTCAAACGAACATATTTGCTAGAACTATTTAATTACTTAATAGAAATAGTTAAATAACAGTACTATGCCCCTGTAACTATATACAGAAATATTTTTAGGTAGAGATACAGATACAGAAAACCAAGCCCATTAACATACCTGGGGTCTAAAGACCCACAGGTCTGTCAATGACTGCCGTTCAGTACTGCTATAGTCGCCTGACTGTAATGGCTAGCAGTCTGCCTGCCTATAATGGGGATGCAGTAACTGTCCTGTCCGTTAATGAAAAAACACGGCCATGCTGTATCAAGCCGATGGAAAGACTCGGCTTGACACTGCATGCTGGTCTGACTGGTGTAATCAAATTGATTATGAAAGTCAGTTCTAAGGATGTAAGTCATGTTTAGATTGTTAGTTACAGGTTCACGCGATTGGTCTGATGTTGATGCAGTGGTTCGTGAACTACAGTTCTTTGCTAAAGCAGGAGAAGTCACACTCGTTTCAGGCAACTGCCCAGATGGAGCAGATGCGATTGCAGAAGAAGTTGCTATAGGCTTAGGCTGGACGCTAGAGCGTCACCCTGCTGACTGGAAGAAGAATGGTAGAAAAGCAGGGTTCGTACGCAACGCTGAGATGGTAGATGCTGGCGCTGATGCCTGCGTAGCGTTCATCTTAGATGAATCCGCAGGTGCTACCAACACCGTAGTAAAAGCAAAGATTAAAAACATTCCGACCAAGGTGGTTAAGGCTACCACTCCAGCACCCGCTCCAACTCCAGAGTGGTTGCTCAATTGGGAAAAAGGAGGTGAGTGATGACACCAGAACTATATAAAGAAATGCTATACCGTGCCATGTCCGATGATGGACTTATGGCTCGTATCATGATGGAAGCACCAACTACAGATAAAGGAGAAGACTAATGGCAACCGAACAAGAAGTAGAAGACTGGTTCGAAAGCGGACCAATCAAGCGCGAGATACTGGAAGTCTGGCTCGGGATACTGAACAAAGGAAAAGACTAATGAGTGAGTCACTAGGCATCAGCATAACTACACATACAGATACATGCTGCGAGTACCCAGTAACAAGCAATATCATGCACCTATACACAAGTGAAGAAAGAGTAGATAGTTGCATCAACTGCTATGAAGATAAAGAAGGGCGAGATGACAACATAGCCCATGAAATAGTAGATGAAGGCAACATGCAATATCATAAACAATGGCTCCGAATAACAGAGCCAAGTGGACATGACTGGATATCATCTACCACAAGAGTAGAACCATACTTCGTATACGCTACCCAAACATGGGAAGATACTCGTGAAGAATACAAACTCCCAATCGTACAACTCCAAGACGGTGGAGTATACGAAGAACTATGGGAGTTAGAAGATTACACACAACGCATGCGTGAGGTGCAATGTCAATGGTGCAACATACTCACACCTAAGATGTTCAACGACTGCCAAGTCTGCGACAAACCACTAGAACACAATCTAGTATGAGTAACATCAGGGTTCCCCTGTCCTGGTGACAGGGGCAACCCTGACCAACTAACAACAACAACAAACAAGGAGAAAGAACATGTTACAAAATACATTAACAGTTAGTGGCACAATCAAGGCGTTCACTGACAAGAGCATCAAGACAAACGAATACGGCACACAAATCATCGGCTGGATTAGCCAGCGTGATGTACCTCGCATGAGCAATGGTGATGCAGTAGGTTCACCTAAGTATGTAGTAGGTGTAGGTATCAAAGCAACAGACCCAGAAGTAATCAATACATTAGTAGCACTAGATGCTGCACGACAAGGCAAGCCAGAGACTACGCCAGTCACACTAACAGGCCGTCTCACACAGTGGGTTGCTAAGTCCAAGACAGGCGGACAAGATGAGTTCCGCTACCAACTAGAAGTACACGCAGTAGAAACACTATAGTAAGGCAGAGGCAGGGACTAACCATCCCTGCCTCGCTTCACTCGGCCAGTCAAGCAGTAATCAGGGGCACAGAACAAGTTGCCATACTCAATCAGAAACAAAGGAGATTACAATGACACTATCATACGGTGAAGTAGTTGCTATAACTATAGCATTAGGTGCTAGTATTATCATGATGTTTATACTAGCATTTGCTAATGTACAACTGCTCAATGAAAATAGATTTCTCAAGCAAAGACTACGAGCATGGCGCAGGTCATGCCAGAATCATGTGGAGGTACCGTTCTAATGCATAGTAGACTAACCAAACCTAAAGTATCAGAAGTAAAACAATGGTTCCTAATGGAAGACGCCAGCAATAGTATTGTTAGAGTATACTTTGCTGACATAGATGATGCATTTATTAAGGCTGTACCCCGAAGAAAAGGGTACAGAACCAAGTACTTCTATGGTGAGAATGCATGGTCAGACAGCCGCAGATATGCGGCAGACATATACAGCAAGGAGTTACACAAGTGAAGCAAACTAAACTAACATACGATGTACTAATGGCAGCCGACCATTTCATTATGGTCACCACAGTAGAGATGCCTGCAACTCCAGACAAAAGAGATATAGAAGAACAAGCATGGTATAGACTAACCGAAGTATACGGAGCAACATGGGTACTAGAAACCAAGGGCTTTGTTACTCGTGTATCTATTGAAGTGTTAGCCGAAACACCAGAACCAACAGTTAATGACGTGGTTAAATCTATTGAGGAATCAGATGAGCAACCTGATTAAAGTACTAGATGCAAGCGAAGAAGAGACAGGCTTTGCGCGTACCATTACCTTCACCCTTGATGGTGAAGAGTACACAACTACTCTATACTGGAACAGGTATGATGGATATGATTGGCTTGACCATGACATATACGAAATACTTGAGACAGCATTAGAAAAAGAACTAGAAACAACCAATGAAAGTGTAGCAAGTTATATGGATGCACTATCATATGATTATATGGAAGGAGTAAACCGATGAGCGAACCACAACAAGATGACCCTATAGCAACAGGCGAAGCAGATGAGTGCGACCAGTGCGGTTGCTTTATCTATGAGTGTGTATGCAATGAGCCAGATGTTATGCATGGAGACGAAGACTAAGGAGTAAGACCTTGGATAAAAACATGAGACGGTTAGTATCTATTGGCAGTACTATAATGCTGACAGTAGTAACTCTAATAGGCATACCTTTCAAAGTATACCATCAACATATAGATGCACAATGTGTAGATGAACACCAACTACCACAAGTATGGACTAAGGCTAAGGCTAAAGCCTATGCCTTGTCATACATACAAACATGGTACCCACACTGGGGTAGAGGTGAGTGGAATGCATTGGTAAAACTTTGGACTAAAGAATCCAGATGGGATGAACATGCTGACAACCCTACATCTACAGCCTATGGCATAGCACAAGTACTCGGTACTAAACCTGGAACTCCAGCCCCGCAACAAGTTGCGCGGGGGCTGTCGTATATAGTACATAGATATGATAAGCCATCAATTGCGTGGGCACATTGGAGGAATCATGGCTGGTATTAATACATATGATGTATGCATAGTCTTTAGTGTCTATGCAGACAATGATGATGAAGCATTACACAAGGTAACACGCGACCTTGAGTATGGTAAAGAAGATATAGCGTGGGCATGGATATATACAATACAAGCAAACAAGGGAG